TCCGAGAAACAAATTAGTAAATTAAAGAAGTCTTTAAAGAAACGACAAGCTAAACGAAATGGTGGTAAAGCTACTAGAAACTACGCAAAAGAATATGCTAATTACCATTCTTCTGAAAAACAAAAGAAAGACAGGGCGCACAGAAACAACGCAAACAGACAGTTAAAAAGAGAAGGTAGAATTGCAGCAGGTGATGGTAAAGATGTAGATCATAAAGACGGTAATCCTAGAAATAATTCACCAAGTAATTTAAGAACTAGAAGTAAGAATGCTAATCGCTCTTTTAGTAGACGTTTAAAAGCAAGAAGCGGTGGTATAAAAAGAGCAATCGAAAAGTATTTTGATTTAAAAGACTTAAAACAAGAGATAAGAGATAGAGAAGGTTTTGAAGAAAAGGCTTATAAAATTAAGGGCGAAAAACACTGGACTATTGGTTACGGTTTTTATGGTCCTAATGTCAAAAAAGGAGATACGATGACTAAAGAAGAAGCCGAGAAAAGATTAGATAAAGAGGTTTCAGAAAGAATAGTAACACTAGATAAAATGTTGTCTGATGTAAAACACATGAATAAAGATGCACAACGAGCTATTTTTTCTGAGCATTACAGAGGTTCTATTGCACAGAGTCCTAAAACAAGAGAACTAATAAATAGAGGAAACTATAAAAAAGCAGCAGTTGAGTTTTTAAATAACGAACAATATAGAAATGCTGAGAAATTAGGTATTAGAGGAATTAAACCGAGAATGGAAGCAGTTAGTAATGAATTAATAAATATGTATAATCGTAGTTATGTAAATCCTGATTATATGAAGTATGATAATAGAACAAAATCAGAAGATCAACTTGGTGAGTTTATGCAAAGAGGAATAACTCCTTTTTAAAATAATACTTGACAAAACTTAAAAAGTACTCTATAATAATAATACTATGTTACTATACACAGAAGAACAACTTGAAAAGTCTTATGAGATTTATAGAGTTCATCAAATCCGCCAAGACTTAGGCTTTATGAGCTTAGAACATTTTAGATTATTCTACGAACAAGTAGCGGAAGAAGTCTTAACAAGTGATATAGAAGAGAGTTATAGTGGGTTTTCCATTTGAGATAATAACAATGTTAGGTTCGACCTTACTTAGTAGTGTGCTAAGTATATGGTCGCAATCACGAAAGGCTAAAGCTGACGAACAACAGCTTCTTATAACTAGAGGTGAGTTCCAGATGAAAGCTATAGAGGCTGCTAGAAGTAACACTGATAAAGGTTTTCAGTGGACACGTAGAATAATAGCTTTGACTGCTATATTCGCTATAGTTTTATTGCCGAAATTAGTAGCAGTCTTTTATCCTATGGTTGATGTAACAGTAGGTTATACTAACTGGCAGCCCGGATTTTGGTTCTTTAAAGAAGGTAAAGAGGTTTTTGAATGGATTACTTTTCAAGGTTTGGTAATAACGCAATTAGATACCAACTTAGTATCTGCCATAATTGGTATGTACTTTGGTGGTAGTTTAGTTAAAAGGTAGAAAGTATTATGAGTGAAGAACAACAGTATCATCCTAGTGGTCGTTTCGGTGGCGACATGGATCGCAACGAAGTAGAAATGGACTTGAGTAAGTTCATGGCTATGATCGAAGAGATAGGTGCATTAAAGGATAAGATAAGAGATTTAGAAGATATAAAGAATAATAATCCTTATCAAAAGTTTATTTTTGTAGCACAAGCAATAGATAGTTGGAGAATTATACCAAGAGCTTTCCTTGCTGTGTATATGTATTTACTCTACTATACTACTTTTTGGTTTATGGATTTAACTGATCCAAGTTTTGAACAGTCAGGTTTAATTTCAATCGTTGTGGGTGCAGGTGCAGCTTGGTTTGGACTGTATACAAACTCACACAAAGATAAAAAATAAAAGGTAAAAGAATATGAAACTTATAATGTTTTTAATAATAATTATTATGATAATTATGTGGCATTGTAAACCAATGCTAATGAGAGATATATCTGCTAAGATGATGAGTGTGTTAAAACGCATCACAGGTATAGGAATTATACAAAAGTGTATTGCCAAAGTAAAAAATGGAATAGGCTTTTTAAAAGGTTTAATTAGCAAGAAGTAAAACTTGTTGTTGATTGAATAAAGTCCTCTTAGAACGCTCATATGAGGCTCTGAGAGGCATTAACGAAGCATACTTTAAGTAGTATGTTTTAATATTAATCTTGCTTAAAATAAGGAGAGAAAAATGATACGTAAAAATAAAGATTTTTATGGTATGGTGGATTTTAGAGATCCTATATTCTCATCATTGTTTGTAGGATTTGATAGTCTTTTTAAGAACATGGCAGAGATGTCAGCAGGTTCTAAAAGCCTACCAAGTTATCCACCTTACAATGTAATACAAGATGGAAATGATTTTGTCATTGAAATCGCATTAGCAGGAATTGAAAAGAAAGATTTGAATGTAGAAATACAGGAGAATACCTTAACAGTTTCTTATCAATCTTCGGAAGAAGACACCGATAAAAAATTGTATAAAGGAATAGCACAACGCTCTTTCAAAAGACAATTTAATTTGTCTGAAGATATAGAGACAGAAGGTGCGCATTTTAAAAATGGTATGCTTAATATCTTTCTTAAAAGAATAATTCCTGAAGAGAAGAAACCTAAGAAAATTAAAATTAAATAATAATATATGAGATGGAACACGGAGAAGAACCTACAATTAGATGGATTCATGTGCGTAAGGACATAATTCAAGAATTGCGAGAAGAGCATAAGCGCTATAAGTTTATGTTCCGCTTTTTATTTTGTTATTTAATCTTCGATGTGTTAATACATTTCGATTTGTTATCATAAATGGCTGATGCATTTTGGTTGATTGCGGAGCTAGGATTACCTATAGCTGGTGGTTTAATCATGGCTTTCTTTATATTCCTAGTGATGAAACAACTAATGGAAAACCTTGTAAAAGAAATAAAAACTGTACAAGGTATTTCAAAAATGCTGATAACTAGAGCAGCTACTATGAACAACGATATAATTCGCATTGATACTAGTGTTTCTTCAGCACTTAACTTGCCTCCTGATTTAGACAGGATAGCAAGAGCAGAGAACTTTGTAGAAGATGGGAAGATAGATGCTAGGAGAGATTAGTGGGATTCGACATAGTTCAACTTGTTTCGGATTTCGGCTTTCCAGTAGTTATGGTAGTTGGTCTAGGCTATTTTGTTTATTTTGTTTGGCAAACTATAACGACAGTTATCAGTCCTGCAATAAAAGATATGAGTAAAACAATCATTAGGCTGACAGATCAGCTTCGCCTCCTAGATCAGGATATGATTAGACTACAACAAAAAGTAAATACTGCATTAAGTTTAAAAGAGAAACAAGAAAATGAAGAAGATTAGTACTATTATTATTATTATATTTTTAGCTTTTAGTAGTGCTGTTATAGCAGATGAAATAGTACATCAATTTAAAAGTCCTAGCTTTAGTGGAATTGCTACATCTTCTCATTACTTAACAGTAGATGAACAAGAGAAAACTAGGCGAGATGAAATTGCAGAGGATGTTGAGAATGCCCTCAAAGAAGCAGAAAGAGAAGCAGACAATACAACACTTGCAAAGTTTTTAAGAAATTTAGAATCAAGAATTTATTCACAGCTATCAAGAGACATTGCCGAGTCTCTGTTTGACTCTGAAAAAGGAGGAACAGGCGGAGAGTTTGAATTAGAAGGTAGCACTATAAAGTTTGTTAATGATGGAATTAATATAACGCTCACTGTTATTGATGAAAACGGAACGATAACTGAGATTGTTATTCCAGTAGGTATATTTGGTATATGTTCAGAAGATTGTGGAATATAAAATTATTAGTGGTCTTGTTGCCTCTTATTTTACAAGGGTGCGCTAGTGTTGCGCTTGTAGGACACACAGGATGTGATTCAATATTTGAATGTGTTGATAAACCAAGTATTGTAAGACCAACACAAGATAAATTAATTAACCTGCCTTCTCCTAATCAGAAAGCTGTAGTTGCTGTTTATTCTTTTAAAGACTTAACAGGTCAAAGAAAGAGTTCACAAAAGATGGCATTGTTTAGTACAGCAGTTACACAAGGAGCAGACAACTATCTTATAGATGCTTTAAGAAGTGCAGGTAATGGTAATTGGTTTGTTGTTGTAGAACGATCTGGTTTGGATGGATTAACCAGAGAACGACAACTTATAAAACAAACTAGACAGACTTATGATGGTGAGAACGGAAATACCTTAAAGCCGTTGTTATTTGCTGGAATAATAATAGAAGGTGGTATCGTTCAGTACGACACTAACATAGGTACAGGAGGAAACGGAGCAAGATATTTAGGCATAGGTTCTAATAATCAATGGAGAAGAGATGAGATTACAGTGTCGTTAAGAGCTATTCTTGTCCAAACTGGTGAGGTTATGATAAATACTATGGTTAGTAAAACAGTATTAAGTGCAGGTGTGAGTCGCGATTTGTTTCGTTTTATTGAAATGGGAACTGAGTTGGTTGAAGTAGAGACAGGCTATAGTCAAAACGAAGCAATGGGTTACGCAACTAGAGCAGCGATTGAAGAAGCCGTTTATTCTTTAGTACAACAAGGTTTGAAACAAAAATTATGGGATTTTAATTATGATGAAAAAATTATTAATTAGTATTATAGCACTGTTTACTGTTTCTGTATCTTACGCAGGAAACAATGACATTTATATAACACAATCAGGTACAGGTCTAACCATGAACATAGACCAAATAGGAGATACGAACAAAGTCGGTACATCACAAACTAGAGCTTCATTTACTGGTACATCTGTAACAGTAGATATAGATCAAATAGGTGACACAAATACATTAGCTGCAACAGTGGCGCAAGGTAACAGTACTTCATTTACTGCTACTGCTACAGGAGATAGTAATACAACTACTCTAGCTTTAGGTGCTACAGGAGATGTAGCTAATACAGATTTTGATTATGCAGCAACAGGTGATTCTAATGTATTGGTTCTTACACAAGGTGCAGCAGCAACAGCAACAGCAGGTAATCAAGACATAGTAGTATCAGGTACTTCAAACAATATTAATGCAACTTGTGAAGTTGTAGGTTGTATAAATAACTGGAATGTTGATGGTGATTCAAATGATATTGATACTACACAGACTGGTAATTCAGATCATTCTATTACTGCGGTTATTACTGGAAGCACTAACAACATAGACATAGATCAGACCAATAGCACTGGTAGTGTATCAGATGTTGTAGTTATAACATCTACTACAAGCAACGGTACTATAGATATAGATCAGTGTACAAGTGGCTGTTAGTACTATTTTTAGTAACATCTAACGTATGTGCTGAAATAGGTGAAATATCAGAGCTTCGCGGTAATGGTGAGGTTCTGAGACAATCAGGAGGAGATAAGCTACTTGCAAAATTGGCACTGGATATTTTTTCTTATGATGATATACGGACAGGCAATGGTCGCATTGCTATCCAGTTTGTCGATGAGTCTATCATAAGACTTACAGAACATTCTAAGATTATAGTTGACGAATACATTTACGATCCCGACCCATCTAAAAGCAAACTAGCACTCAACATGGCTAGTGGTACTGCTCGTTTTATCACTGGTGCGTTGGGAAAAATAGATAAACAAAACATTAAGATACGTACTCCTAGTGCTACTGTAGCAGTTAGAGGCACAGATTTTACAACAACAGTAGATGAGCTAGGTAGATCTTTAGTAATTCTTTTACCGAATCCTGACGGTTCTTCTTCAGGAGAAATCACAGTAGAAACTATGGCAGGTATAGAGGTTTTAAATAAACCTTATCAAGCTACAATGGTGAGTATGTCAGAGAGTCCACCGACTAAACCAGTGACGTTAGTTAATATGACTCTTAATTTCATAGATAATCTTTTAATAGTTAGTCCACCAGACGAAGTACAACAAGCAGTAGAGGAACAATCACAGAGTTCAACCAATGTTCTTGACATAGATTTGTTAGAAGAAAACGACCTTGATGATAACGACCTTGATAAAGATGAGCTAGAAGAAGAGATAACAAGGTTAGATATTGACTTCTTAGCAGTAGACTTCCTTCAAGATTTATTAGAAATGATGGAGACTACAGCAGGAGGAAGAAAAGAAAAAGATTCTGAAGGTGAAATAGACGGTGTAAAATTAGAAGGTATTATACCAAACTTTGATCAAGATGCACAAGTATATAGTTTTGTAGATGGTGAGATTCTAAGTTTAGTAAGACAAGTTGAGAACACAGTAGATTTAGAACTGGATAAATCGGGAGCATATAATATACAAATATTATCAGCAGGAAAATTAATTAATATTACAGTTAATGGTGGAGGAGAAAATGAAATTATTATTAATCAGTCTGATTAGTTTCTTTTGTTTAAACCTTTATGCAGGAGATAACTCTACTGAGATTAGAACAAAAGGAAGTTCAACTGTTATTTATATAGATCAAATAGGAACAAGTAACACAGTAAGAGTTTGGTGCGGACTATCTGAAGGAACATATACCACTCATAAATGTAAAAATGCCACGATTGATATTGACCAAGACGGAACAGGCAACACAGCTAGAGCATATAGTCAAGTGGCTAATCACACAGGCAACGAGTACAAGATAGACCAAGACGGTAACGATAACTTTGGCTACATCGATGCCGATGACGATTCAAATGACATGGATATTATACAAGACGGCAACAACAATGATGCTGAAATATATATGCAAGGTGATGATAACGTATATAAGATCACACAAACAGGCGATAACAAGGAAGGCGAGATAAGAGCTTTCGGTGACGATTCAGAGTTTACTATAACTCAATCAGGAACAGGCGAACATTACGCAAAGATATATGCTAGTGGTTCTGCTGACAATAACGATGCAGACATTACACAAACAGGTAGCGGAGATCATTATATGAGACTTAATTTCTATACAGATGATTATAATGTAACTGCAACACAGTCAGGAACAACCAACAAAAGCATCACAGCTACTTATAATTGTAGCACCAACTGTAATAAAACAATAACAATAAATCAAAGTGATTAAACATTTAAAACTCCTAGTTCTTTTAGTTATTTTAGTTTCTCCTTTTATTAATAACTGGACACCATTAGAAATACTAAAACTAAAAACATTCGATGCTCTTGTCGAAGACAAACAACCTTCTGGTTATTTCTCTATACTTAACATTACTGAAAAAGATGTAGAAAGAGAAGGCGGTTATCCTTTTCCAAGAAAAAGACTAGCTGAAATACAAAACAAGATAATAGAAAGAGGAGCAATAGGTGTTGGTTGGGTGGTCGCATTCCCTCAAGAAGATAGGTTTGGAGGAGATGTAGTTTTTGCTGAGAGCCTACAAAAGATTCCAAGTGTGTTGGCAACATTCGAGAATGAGAACGGCACGTATCCTTTAACAACAGGAACTGTTATATTAGGAGAAGATAACGGAGGATACAAAGCAACAGGTGTTATAGAGAACATAGAGATTTTAAAGAATAGCGCCTATCAAGGAATAGCAGTAGCACCTACAGATGTAGACCAACTGGTTAGGCGAATGCCACTACTAATGAGAACTCCTGAAGGTTGGGTATCTGCATACGGTACAGAAGTTTTAAAAGTGTTGGCAGATGCAGACACTTACGTTATTAAAACAAACGAAAACGGAATCCAAGAAGTTAGAGTTAGAGGAATACCAGCCGTGCCTACAGATAGTCTAGGTCGTAAATGGATCTCGTGGGTGGAAACACCACAGTTTAGTTTGGCAGATCTTTGGTCAAACAAAGCAAACATAGCAGGAAGATTTATATTTATAGGTGTTACAGCAGAAGGTGTTATGCCACAGATAGCAACACCATCAGGACTACTAGAGCCTCATAAGATTCAAGCTGCATTATCTGAATCAATCTTGATACAAGACAGTCCTTATATCCCTGACTATTCAAAAGCTGTAGAGATACTAACACTTGTAGCCTCAGTGTCTCTTGTATGGTTTATACTACACTTGTTTGGTATTACTTGGGGATTAGTCTTTGCATTGATGGTAATGGGTGGTACAGCCTATGCTGAGATTTATCTTATAAAATCTAGTGGTATTTTACTAGACTTCACATGGTCTTTCATATCTCAATTCATCACAGCTACTGTTGCATTCTATCTAAGATTCAGAGAACAATATAAACTAAGACAACAAATAAAGAAACAATTTGAACATTATCTTGATCCTAGGCAGGTTAAGAAACTACAAAACAATCCAGAGTTGCTTAAACTAGGTGGTGAAAAAAGGTATGCAACCTACTTATTCACAGATGTCAGAGGTTTTACCTCAATGTCTGAGTCGTTACCACCTGAAGATGTAACATATATTATGAATAAAGCGTTGACGGCACAACAAAAAGCTGTGCAAAGACACGAAGGCATGGTCGATAAATATATAGGTGACGCAATGATGGCAATCTTTAATGCGCCTTTAGATCAACAAGACCACGAAACAAGAGCCGTAGATTGTGCATTAGATATTATTGAGAACATGAAAGAGCTAAATAAGGAACTAGAGAATAAGGGATTACCATCAATAGCGATAGGTATTGGGATTAACAGTGGCGAAGCTGTGATAGGCAACATGGGAAGTGAAGCTAGGTTTGACTACACCGCTATAGGAGATGCAGTAAACACAGGAGCAAGACTTGAGTCTGCAACAAAAGAAGTCGGTGTTGATCTGCTTGTTGGAGAGAATACTATACTTTTTAACAGATATAGATTTGATCTTGTCGATGAAATATTTGTTAAAGGAAAAGAAGAACCTTTAAAAGTTTTTACTCCGCGTATTGAATAGCATTTATTTCATCTTCTAGGTATTTATGGATACCTTCTAATTTAATAGTGCCTTCTCTTATTAGTTTCTTTATTATATAAGCATCGTCTTTATTTCTAAAAACTCTATCTACATCTTTAATTGGTAAGCCTCCTAAATCAGATACTAAGTTTCCTTTTACATCTAGTACAATTTTAAAAGTTAATAATGTTGCTTCCATGTTATACTATCTCACAAGCACCAGCAGTACACGCTAGTTCTTTAGTGTTCTCAGTCATGTCTTCCTTTTCATATTCAGAAAGTAATGTCCAATCTACACTGTCTGTTGTTTTCTTTAACCACGTTTTATATTCTTTAGCAGTTATCTCTTGGTAAGGAGCTTGTTGGTATGAATGATCTGCATAAGGAAGGAACGAAACACCTGAGATGCGATCAAAGTTATCCCATACCCAAGAACCAACTCTTAACCATTCATTTTCACGAACAGAGATAGTAGCTGACGGTTTATGCTCGCACCAATGGTTCTGATATGTTTTCCATATTTCCAAATGCTCAATAGCTGTCAAGTCTTTCCTAACTAAAGAATCTTTTGGAGATTGTATAGGAAAGTAAAAGACTAAGGTATGTTCTGGTTTTGTTATATCATCTTCGTGATACACTCCTTGATCTACCATCAATTGAGCAAGCGGATCTTTCTTATCAGCGCGTATAGTTCTTATATAATATTCACTGTGTCGAGCATGGATACCTGACGCGCTATCAACCAATTGACTAACAGTACCGCTTGGTTTAACACAAGTAATAGCTACTGATTGTTTAATGCCTAAGTTAGCTGACCATCCTTCGTTCATTGTAACTGCTGAGTTTTTTAATGCTTGTAATCTCGTAGGTAAATTTTTATCTGTAGACATTTTCTTGTTGTCCATAATACCTGTAAGAGATACACCAAGTAGTGCTTCTTCTTCTGTGTTGTTCTTCCAAGCCTTTGTCAAGTATCTAAAGTTAGTTAAGGTTGCTTGGAATGTACCAAGAATAGTAGCTAACTCTACTTTATTTTCTAAATCTTTCCAAGTATCATTAGGTCTTACGACAACTTCTGTTAGATTGCAGAATTGTTTGTTACGTAGAATGATCTCACTACAAGGATTGCAACCAAAGTCTTTGTATTCTTCTCGTCTGCCATTCTTTGCTGCTTGATTCTCTGCTGCTTGTCGATTAAAGATACCACGCTCTCCGCTTTTAGATTCGTATAGAGATAACCATTCACGCATGAAGGCTCCCATTTCTGCTGAATCTGTATAAGCTACTGAGTTATTTGACAACGCTCTGTGTTGACTATGTTCCCACCAGGAACCTGACTTAGCAGTGCGCATTCTTTCGTCTGAAAGGTTGCTGAGTGAGATTAAAGCGCTACGTCTAACACCACCTACCACAACAACCTCTGCGATCTTACACATTAAATCATGGCAATCAATTGATACTAATTTCTTTTGTCCTTTAGCTACTGCATCGAAAAATATATTAGCAGTGAATTGAAAGAGATCAGCTAAAGGTGCAGGACCACTAGCTCTACCGCCAAATGTTTTTAACCTTGCTCCTTGTGGTCGAACATTACTTAGATCCCACTGAGGTATCTGTCCTGAATAAAGAAGAGACATAAACTCTTTGTAGGCTTTTGCCCAACCAATCTTTGAATCAGCTACTTTTATTGCAGTATCAGTGTAGTGTATTTCTTCAGGAAGGTCAGGAAGTTTATTAATATACTGTCGTTCTACGCTGAATCCAACACCTGTGCCGCACATAAGTATGTAGAGTGTCTCATCGAATGCTCTTGGTGTATCAACAGCAACATAACTACAGTTAAATCCAGCTACGTTGTCGCGTTCTAAGGCTTTACCTGCTGACATTAAGGCTCTCATGCTTGGCATTATGTCCAAGTTAAGCACAGATTGTTCTAGCTGTGGTCTTATGTCTGATATATCTGTATCGTTATTCTTCTTTAAGTGTTCTTGCATGAAGTCAAAGTATCTCGTGACTGTCTCTTGCCAAGTCTCTCGTCTGTTAAGTTCTTCATTCCATCTAGCATACCTGCTTAGATGTATGAACTCTTGATATTGTGTGGGTAGTTTAGTTTGTTTCATCTTGTTCTTCC